CTTACCCAAGTTGACGACGTCTTGTTCCATCTTTTCGTAGGTAGCGTTGTCCTCAGCAGAAAGTACATCAGCTTCTTTTTGTTTAGTGTCCAGGAAATACTTTGCTTGCTTCCAAATACGGGCACGCTTTTCTTGTAATTCAGTAATCTTGTTCATTGATAAGTTCCTCCTAAATTAGTGTGATAACAAAGAAAGCCGCTTTTGCAGCGACTTTACAGAAATAGTAGATTTTGCTTTAGGCTTGAGTTTATTCAATAAGACCAGCTCGGACTGCTTATCGGAATAGGAATAACAATCCGTGACATTTTTGCTATCACCTAGCATGGTGTCTGCAAAGCCCAACTCAATGGCCTTATTGACATTCATCCAGGTTTCATCATCCATCATGGTTGAAATCTTTTCCCGGGGGAGATTAGTTTTCAACTCATAAGCGTTGATAATCGACTCCTTAGTTTCAGCGAGCATTTGGGATGCTTGATCAAGATCTTCCTTTTGTCCACCAACGATTGTTAATGGATTGTGGATCATGATCATAGCAGTCGGCGCCATTGAAACTTGAGTGCCAGCCATTGCAATAACAGAGGCTGCTGAAGCTGCAATACCATCAATTTTGACATTTACGTCATCGGGATAATTCATCAGCATGGTGTAAATACGGCTGGCAGCAATGCAGTCGCCACCAGGCGAATTTAGCCAGAGATCAACTGGTCCATTACCTTGACTAAGTTCATCTTGAAAGGCTTGGGTAGTGATCCCATCGTCGACCCAACTTTCTTCAGCAATGGTGCCATTAATTGTTAGGATACGTTGATCACTGGGACCACTCCAGTTCCAGAAACGTTTCATTCTTTTTACTCCTCACTTTCTTTGGTTGTTTGCGTGTTATAGAAATTACCGGCTTGGTTAAGTGGCAGCATGTTACCGTTAACCAAGTACTGATCACCACCTTCATTAGCGGGGATGCGGTTAAGATCTTCAAGTTCCCGAATATCATTTGCAGACAGCCAACCATTTTGGCGCCCGATGGCATAGCCATTCATTCGGCTTTCGTAATCGCCACGTAGTAGTCCATCAACATTGAATTTGACGAAGAACTTTCGTTGATCATCAGCAGAAAGTAGCTGTTGATTCATAGCTTGTTCCCAGCGAATGCACCAAGGGTTCAGGGTGTACTTTACAAATTCTAGTGATTGTTGCTCGATATTTGAGAAAGTTGAACGGTCTAGGTCACCAACCATATGCGGTGGTACACGAAAAATTCTGGCAATTTCGTCGAGTTGGAATTTTCGGGTATCAAGAAATTGCGCTTGGTCAGGTGGAATGGAAAGTTGATGAAAAGTCATTCCTTCTTCCAAGACAGCAATGCTATGATTATTAGATCCCGAAAATTGTGACTGCCAACTTTTCCGAAGTCGTTCAGGGTCTTTGACTACATTAGGATGCTCGAGAACACCACCAGGCGTGGCATCATTTTTGAAGAAGGTGGCTCCATATTGTTCGGCGGCCATAGATAATCCAATCGCATTCTTAGCCATAGCGATAGGGCTGTAGCCGATCAAACCATCAAATCCTAACCCTGCGATATGAAGGACTTCATCGGACAAGAGGATTACTTGCTTCGATTTATTCTTTGCCTGGTAATCATCGTAGTTGCGAGTATAGGTGTAGTAGATTTCACCGTTGGCAGCACGGTTAACGTCCATTCGATCAGGCATCAAAGGATAGAGCCCAGTGATCTCGCCTTGACCGTTTCGAATGATTTGTGCATAGGCGTTACCCCACAGTAATAAATGGTTCATCATGGTTTCACGAAAGATAAAACTGGTCATTTCTGGATTTGGCGCATCATGAAGCAAAAAATAAAGCGGGTGGTTAATTGCCTGCTGTTTGCCACCATCGCTGGTGTATTGATAAATATGGAGTGGTAGTTCAGCTAATCCTTCAGCCAAGACCCGCACACAAGCATAAACCGCTGTATTCTGCATTGCAGTGCGTTCGGTCACATTTTGGCCAGCCATCGAACTGCCGAAGAAAAATGACATGGTGCTGGATAGGGTGTTTTTGGGTGAAGCTTTATTAGTATGGAACAATTTATTAAATAGACTCATGGCATCAACTCCTTTCAGTTTTTCGTAATTACAACATTAATAGACCTCGACCATCATAAACAGAATCACCATTATCCTCATTTCGGATAGCACGATCCAGCCCCATAATGGTGGCCACTACGCCATCAATTTTTTCGGTTGACTTAGCCTTGTCAGGTTTAATATTCCCAGCTGGGTCAGTGCGGATATAGATATTGTCCATCATCCAACGCAAGACCGGATGACCGCCATGAGCGATCTTCTTTTCCAGAGTTAATCGCATTAGTTCTTTAGTTGGAGGCGTCATGTCCTTAAATCCCTGGCCAAATGGGACCACGGTGAATCCCATACCTTCAAGATTTTGAACCATTTCGACAGCTCCCCATCGGTCGAAGGAAATTTCACGGATGTGATATTTCTTTCCCAGATCATCAATAAAGTGTTCGATGAATCCGTAGTGAACTACATTACCTTCCGTGGTTTGTAGGTAACCCTGTTGTTTCCAAATATCGTAGGGAACGTGATCACGGCGCACCCGCAGATCAACGTTATCCTCTGGGATCCAAAAGTAGGGCAGCAAAGTATAACCTTCGGAGTCATCTCTTGGAGGGAACACCAGTACAAAAGCCGTAATATCAGTAGTTGATGACAAATCAAGACCACCGTAGCAATCTCGGCCACGTAATTCATCGGGATCAACAGGAAAGGCACAAGCATCCCATTTATCCATGGGCATCCAACGAACGTCCTGTTTTACCCACTGATTTAAACGCAGCTGTCGGAAGGTATTCTCTTCAGCCGGATTCTCCTTAGCTGAATTATAGGCATCCTTGACCTTCTCCATTTTGACAGTAATACCCAGAGAAGGATTAGCTTTTTTCCAAACTTCAGGACTTGACCAATCTTCGTCACGTCCGGCGCCATAAATGACCGGATAAAAACGGGGATCATGTTTACGGCCCTCCATGATGTCGATTGCTTTTTGATGAACCTGGTAACAGATAGAGTGTTCATCATTACCAGCAGTGGTTATTAGAAAGTAAAGAGGTTGTGTTCTGGCATCCCCTGATCCCTTCGTCATAACGTCGTATAGTTTCCGGTTCGGTTGGGTATGAAGTTCATCAAAAATAACGCCAGAAACATTAAAGCCATGCTTGGAGTAGGCATCGGCGGACAAGACTTGGTAGAAACTATTAGTTGGTTCATAGATCAAGCGCTTCTGAGAAGCTAAGATCTTGCACCGCTTCTTCAAGGCAGGATTCATCCGTACCATATCAGCAGCTACGTCGAAAACAATCGCGGCCTGTTGCCGATCAGCTGCACAACCGTAAACCTCGGCCCGTTCCTCACCATCTGCGCAGCAAAGCAAAAGGGCAACTGCTGCCGCTAGTTCTGATTTTCCTTGTTTCTTTGGAATCTCAACATAAGCGGTATTGAATTGACGGTAACCATCAGGCTTCAAAATGCCGAAGATGTCACGAATGATTTTCTCCTGCCAATCAATCAACTCAAATGGTTTACCCGCCCAAGTTCCTTTTGTATGACAGAGACATTCAATAAAAGAAACCGCAAAATCAGCTGCATCCTTGTTGTAATTAGAATCTTTAGCCATAAAGCGAGTTGGTGTGTAGTCTTTTAGCTTTCGCAAGAGGGCATCACATCCTTTCATTGATACTAAAAAAGCACTGAGAGTGAACTCGATGCTTGGTAGCTAATTAAATTTACCGGTTAAGATCAGGTTGACATAGCTGGCTCGGTCAGTGGTTAAATAGTCGATCAGATCGTGGCAATTATAGTAATAAGCGAGTCGTTTTACGTTTTCAACATCAAACATATTTACTTCACCGGTATTGCGAATTTGTAAAACCTGTTGGCGAATACGATCACGTTTGGCTAATTCATCTTTGATCCTGTTCATGACTAAGCCTCCTGACTTTTGAATGCGGCGGACCCGGTTAAATTTTTAAGTAACACCTTCCGTTGCTTCTTATACCTTGGGCCGATAAATCCCAGCCGGAGCAAAAGACAACGAAAGGCATATTTTTCATTGCTTTCTTCCCGTGGCTGGGACATAATCCGCTGGTGACTCTTTGCGTATTGCACTAACTTATCGATCAATTGTTGATAAGCTGGAGCATCATCGGTGTTAACTTCGGTGAACCAATCGAAGGTTACTTGTTGGTCATCGATTGTGAGAGGCAACGAGTTCAGTTGGCAAGCGTCTTTGATTAATTGTCCTTTTGCCCAGATTAAATGGCGTAGGTTATCTAGATCTTGGTCAGTAAACTCATTGCGGCGATATGTTATGTTCAACTTGACTGTCTAGCTGGGTGTGAATCCCTGTTGCTTAAGATGTGTTACTAATCCAGCAGGAATCTCATCCGGGGATAAAAGATTGCCATCCTTGCTGATAGTGTATTTGCCAATCTGGTATGCATAAGTTGGTGTGTACTGGTACTCTGCCTTTTGCTGAGTGTATTCAGCAATCTGTTCGACTAACTTTTTGCGCTGTTGGCCATGAACATTAAATTTGATTTCCATCTTCTGTACCTCCTTATTGGGTTACTGTATACATCACTCTGAAAGGTACAGATAGCAAGGAACTTCGACGATTTAAGCCGGCTTTTTTACTTTGTCCCTTTGAAAAAAAAAAAAAACCATTATAATGGTTATAATACTTGATAAAAGGAGGGTTGTTCATGTACGGCAAAGCATTAAAAGGTAGTGCAGCCGTTCCTGCTGCTGCTGTCTTACCACAATTAGGTAACGGTAACATGGGAACAGTAATGGCTATTGCTGGATGTGTATTAATGGTTGCTTTATTATTCACATCCATTTTGGCTCATAAGCAATAAATTTATCTTAGATATTTGATTAAAGGGGACCCAACTAAAAACGTGTTAACGTTTTGGTTTCAGTTTCCCCTTTTTATTTAGAGGAATTTATAATGAAAATTTTCAACATAATTATTATATTACTTGGAGCATTTGCTGCATTAAGATTATTAGTGGGACTTTTACTCTCAAATATTAAACAAATTAAACGAACAGATAGAGTAGATCATTATAATGGGAAGAAATCCCCAGTTGATGTCCTTCTTAACCTATTAGGAATACATAGACATTTTGCTAAACATGGCAACAACGTTTTGCCGAAAGACTTACCGACATTTTCTGTTGTGATCCCTGCATTTAATGAAGAAAAAACTATTTATGATTGTGTTTATTCAGTTATTAATCAAACATATCAAAAAAGACAAGTAATTGTTGTTGACGACGGATCAACCGATCGAACGGGATCAATCCTTGATGAAATAAAATCTCATTACATAAATGACGATAGAATCGTCATTGTACATAAGAAAAATGGCGGTAAATCAACCGCAATTAATGAGGGTGTTAAAAAATATGCCACTGGTGAATTGGTTACAGTCTTAGACTCAGATTCAACTCTTAACCCTAACGCCCTAGAGAAAATGAGTTCTTATTTCACTAATCCAAAAGTATTAGCCATTGCATCCAACGTTAGAATAAACAAGCCACATAAATTTATTGAATACGTGCAGCAAATGGAGTATTTACTTGGCTACCGTCTAAAGGGATCAGAAGAAATACTAGGATTAGAATACATTATTGGAGGTATTGGGTCTACCTTCAGAAGATGGGCCATGAAAGAGGTAGGATATTATGATACTGATACGGTCACAGAAGATATAGATTTTACCATGAAACTTCTTAATCATTTTGGAAACAGAGCTTGGAAATTTGGTTATGCAAACGATGTTATTGCTTATACACCAGCAGTTCATTATTTCAATCAATTATTAAAACAACGCTATAGGTGGAAATACGGTCGGTTTAAGGCACTATTTAAATACAAAAACCTTCTATTTAATAAAGACTTTAAAAAGTATTCATTAACTCTCACATGGTGGAAACTTCCTAAGGTTTTCTTTGAAGAATTTATGATGTTCGTAGACCCACTGATGGTAATATGGATATTTTATTTAATGATTCAATATTATGACATGTCAACTGTTATTACATTATTTGCTTTATATTTTGTGTTCGGATTATTTTCATTATTCCCAGAAAATCTACCAAAAAAGCAAAAAATAAAGTTAATCCTTTTATCTCCTTTTACTATCGCTCTTTTATATGTTATTAACTTAGTTGATTACATTTCATTAATCCATTGTCTAAAAAACATGCATAAGATTATTCATAATACTGATAAATCAAGTGGTTGGATTCATGTAGAAAGGTAAACTAAATAAATTTCCCCATTAATGGAGCAAATTTTGGCTCTTTGACAAATCCTGTTGATGAGTTTTTGATGTTGCTTTTCTGGCTCTACATCATTTAGTGTTGGTTTAATAAAACAATGAAATTCACGCTAAATTGGTATGGTTTTTAGGATTTACACTATTCGGTACTGATAGAAATATCAGTACCTTTTTTTTTATTATAGGCGCTGTAAAGAATAGTTTTACCATTTCTTTCCACACTGACTTCTTGATCCGAATCGACTTGTTTGATGTAGCGGTTGACGATGACATCGCAATATTTAGGATCCAGCTCCATCATGTAGCAGATCCGATTAGTCTGTTCACAAGCAATTAGAGTCGAGCCAGAGCCACCGAACGGGTCAAGAACAGTGCAGTTCGACATAGTGGAATTCATGATTGGATAAGCCAACAATGGGATGGGTTTCATAGTCGGGTGTTCTTTACTCTGTTTAGGACGATCAAATTCCCAGATGGTAGATTCCTTCCGCCCGGTGTACCACTCATGTTTGCCATCTTTTTTCCAGCCGTAGAGCACTGGTTCGTGTTGCCATTGGTATGGAGAACGACCAAGCACCAATGATTGTTTTTTCCAGATGCAGCAACCGGATAAATAAAAACCAGCATCTTGGAAAGCACGGCGAAAGTTAAGACCTTCCGTATCGGCGTGGAATACATAGATACTGGCATCATTGGTCATGGCTTGATTCATATTTTGAAAAGCAGCTAGCAAAAATTGGTAGAATTTATCATCAGCTTGATGATCATTCTTGATTTTGCCAGCCTTGCTGGAGTAATCGACATTGTATGGTGGATCGGTGAGCACTAGGTTGACCTTATGATCACCTAGCAATTTCTGGTAACTTGCTGTTTTAGTAGCGTCACCGCATAATAAAGTGTGTTTACCTAAATGCCATAAGTCACCAGCCTTTGAAAAGGTCGGTTTATTTAATTCGCTATCAACGTCAAAGTCATCATCATGCGTATCGTCAGCGGTGCTAAGAAGGTCTGAGATCTCATTCTCGTCAAAGCCAGTTAAGGAAACATCCAAGTCGCTGGCTTGTAAGTCAGTCATTAGCAAGGCCAACTTGTCTTTATCCCAATCACCGCTGATTTTATTGAGGGCAACGTTGAGAGCCTTTTCTTTGTCTTCATTTAAATTAACGACCACGCACTCTGCTTCTTTGATGCCTTCATCCTGGAGAATTTTTAAGCGCTGGTGCCCACCAACTACATGACCGGTTTGTTGGTTCCAAATGATTGGATCGACATAGCCAAATTCATGCATCGAGCGTTTTAGTTTTTCATAATCAGGATCGCCGGGTTTGAGATCTTTCCGTGGATTGTAATCGGCAGGAATCAAATCGGTGATTTTCTTTTTGACAAATTTCATTAGTTCATTCCTTTCCGGCTTCTTAAGAGCCGTTCCATAACATCGTCTTGTGGCGTAGATCCTTGGTAAGTAGTAGCGTTGTTTTCTTTAACAACCTGAAAGATTTGAAACCATAGCTGACTGGATTGCTTCATGTAGTCGCGGCTCATTGAAACGTAGGGTGAAGCAATTGCATTCCCAGTCGTCGGGTGGCGGGCAAGAAAACTAAACTTTGAGATGCACTCTTCACACTGAATCCAACGACTAACGCTTACCGCATACTGTTCAATCAGTTGAGTGTTGACCAGCTTTTCGCACCCCCGTTCAACGAGCCATTTCCAGGTTTCCTTAAAAATATCAGCAGCGTCAAACTCTAAACCGTTTTTCTGCTTGGCCTTGAGGTACTTTTTTACAGGTGGCATCACATGGCCTTCCAATTTGGTTGGTGTTGGTAGGTCAATCACCTGAGCATCTTGACCGGCTTGAATTTTGTCGTGAAGTGATTTAGGTTTACGTCCAGCACCGATTCGAGATCCACCACGATTCGTACCATCTTTAGCCAAATCTCTCCCTCCTTCCGGCAGGGGTTAATACCCTGTTTGATTTCAATTTTTTGTACACGAAGGCCCAGGCCCGCTCCCGCGCAAAAATTTTTTAAGGATTCGATGGCCCCCTCCGTTGTTTAGTAATGATATTGACGTGGTGCTTTGTGCCAACGATCATCCATCTGAGCGGTGATGCGGGAATGACATGGTTTGCATAATGCCATCAGGTTTTTGAACTCGTTGGTGCCACCGTGCTCTAAGGGCAGAACGTGATGGACTTCGGTAGCCTTGGTATACCTTCCTTGGCTCAGGCACATCTCACAAAAGGGATGGTGGAGCAAGTAGCGTTGTCTAATCTTTGGCCAGCCACGATGGTATCGCGGTCGACTACGCTTTGGTCGTTGGTAACGATTGTAGTGAGAGCTGGCTTGCTTGGCGTGCACGTCACAATAAGTGTTGTGGGTTAGTCGCGGGCAGCCAGGGTAACGACAGGGCTTCTTGGGTGAGTAAGGCATGACACTCCTCCTTTCTGAGGGCATAAGAAAAGCCCAGCAGTTTACACCGCCAGGCTGTGGTGTTATAAAGCAAATGCCTTTATCCTAATTTTCTACACTATCATCGTAACATGGATAAGCTGATTGTTTGTTCTGCGTTTTACCTTTCTAGTGATGTGTTCCATAGAGCAGGAGAGTGAGATGGTCGAGTGCTTTGTTCTTTCGATTATAAGCAGTGGTTTTCGCAATGAAATACTTGTCCATCATGATAGTTAGTCCCTCGTTCATTGACTGGTTTGGAGTGCGGTAGCAAACGTCTAAAACAAACCGCTCGTCGTCAGATAGTTCTTGCCAGGCTGGCTCGAACCATTTGAAGTAAAGCTGGGCTTGTTGGTAACGTTCATTCAGTTTGGTTGTTTGGTCGATGCCATGCAGCAGGCGATGTTCAGTCGGGTTATCCTTTTTGCTGCCACTGGGTGAGAAACCATAGCGAGGCGAACTGACACCAACCATTTGTTCCTTAGCTAGTTTCAGTTCGTCTTGGTAAGAGTCAATGATGAACTTCATACCATCGTAATCTTTCAAGGCTGCGACGGTCGCTCGTCGTTTGTCTAAGTAGTCCCACATGATACTCATGCCACAACACTTCCTTTCAGGTTGGCTTTCACCGCATTAATTAACGCTAGCTGGGTTTTATCTTTACGTTTCAAGGCGGCCAGAATGTTTTCGTCAATGGTTCCTTCGGTGATGATGTGGTGGATAACTACTGGCTGACGCTGTCCTTGTCGCCAGAGCCGAGCGTTGGTTTGCTGGTAAAGTTCCAGGCTCCAAGTCAATCCATACCAAATCAAGGTGGCACCACCAGCCTGCAGGTTGAGACCATGTCCGGCAGAAGCAGGATGAATCAATGCCAATGGAATATTACCAGCGTTCCAGTCCTGAATGTCTTTAACAGTTTTAATCTCGCGAGCAGTGAATCGTTGCTTGATCTGGGAGAGATCGTGTTTGAACCAGTAAGCAACGAGTACTGGTTTGCCATTCGCAGCTTCAATCAAATCCTCGAGTGCATCGAGTTTTCGCTGGTGGATCTGCACAATTTGTTGATGGTCATCATAAACGCATCCGTTAGCCATTTGGCATAGCTTGTTCGACAAGCTAGCAGCATTCAAGGCGTCTATTTGTTTACCTTGCGTTGATACCACCAGTTGGGAATTGAGTTCGTCGTAGATGGCCTGCTCACTATCACTCATTTTTACCGGAACGGTGTTCATAGTTAACGGTGGCAGACTCAAGTAATCCTTAGACTTCATAGAAATGGTGACGTCATCAATGGCGCGGTAGATACTTTGTTCAGCACCGGGCTTAGGTTTGTAGGTAAACACTTGATACATGTTTCGCTTGTCAGGGTCAAAGTAGTTCATTCGGTAAGATGAGATGAAACGGCCGAGTCGTTGGCCCATGTCTAGTACGCGGAACTCTGCCCACAAATCCATCAAGCCATTAGACGACGGTGTGCCTGTTAAGCCAACCACGCGCTTAATCAGTGGTCGCACTCGTTTGAGGGCTTTGAAGCGTTGCGAGCGGTAAGACTTAAAACTGGAGAGTTCATCGATCACCAACATGTCGTAGTCAAAGGAAGTACCAGAGGATTCAATTAGCCATTTTAAGTTTTCCCGATTAATGATATAAATGTCGACATCTTGCTGCAGTGCTTTGATCCTTTGAAGCTTAGAACCAGTGACGACTGAATAGTTAAGGCCTTTTAAGTGGTCCCATTTTTCAATTTCTTCTGGCCAGGTTTGTTTAGCCACGCGCAGTGGAGCGACAACTAATACCCGTTGAACTTTCCCCTGCTGAATAAGTTGTTTAATAGCAGTTAGGGTAATGACGCTTTTACCTAGTCCCATATCAAGCAAGATTGCTGCCACAGGATGATCCAGAATAAACTGAGTTGAGTATTGTTGGTATTCATGCGGTTTGTATTGCATCTAGCATTCCTCCAATCTGTCCAAATTGGTCACAAACAAAGACCTGGTAGCCAAGTTGTTTTAATTGGCTTAGCCTTTGCACTTGGAGTGGTCGGGGGCGTTTACCGGGAGCTTTCATCTCTACAAAGCCCATGTGACCATCAGGCAGGAGGACTAACCGATCAGGGACTCCGGCCATAGATGGTGAGGTGAACTTCAGGCAAAGACCTCCACGTTGGTGAGTAGCTTTGACAAAAGCAGTTTCGATTTGTTTTTCTAACATTTGTAAAATCCTTCCTAAACGTTGATATATAGGTGATTCGTCAGGGTTAATGACGGTCGTGACAGTTGTTTTACTACTCTTCTCTATACTCTTTTTTTCTATTTTTATTCCTATATACAAGTAATGTAAAAGAGTGTCACGACTGTCATTAGGGTTGGTAAGCACTGATGTATCAAGCTTTTAGAGTTTTAAAGCGTGACAGTCGATGACAGTCAACTGAGGAATTCATCAGCCTCAACTTTTAATCGCAGTCCCTTGATGAAACGTCCACTGTGCTTTCTTTGACGCTGAAAGCCAGCATTCTGTAGCGCCGTGTAAAAGTCTGAAGTACTTCGGGTGTATTCACCGATACCTTGGCAGTATTCACGGTATTTTTGATAGAGGTCGCCGGACTTTTGCTCATATTCTGGGTTTAATTCGCATTTTTCGTTGAGAAAATGTCCGAGCCAATCATTGTCAGCATGGTAAGCATTGACCGCTTTTTCGACTGCCGCCGGAGTAGTTAATCGGTAATTTTGCTGAATGGTTCGCTGTGCGCCTTCAATGATCCACTGCAAGACTGCCGGCCCAGCTTTTTCGGTTAGGTACTGGGCGTAATTCTTAATATCATTGCGTTTAGCGATCGTAGCTTTAAAGGGGATCACAATTAACCGTCGCCAGATTCCTTCATCATTACCACCTACGTGGGGCAGGTAATTGGTGTATAACACGATGGTGTGGCTGGGCGTAAAGGAGAAAGGTTTCATGTATTTCTTTTCGGCATAGATTTCATCAGTTGAACAGAGTTGCTTGACATGGAAGTGTTCAGTCGCTTACCTTCTTCTAGTTCAGCGGAGATGATTAGCCGCTTGCCTTTGACTTCGGCCATCTCTGGTTTGACGTTTCGCCGGACACCAGTGGTCAAGGCATCAGCTGAGAGGTGACCGGTATAAGTGCCGAGTACATTAGCGATGGTGTTCCAGAAGGTTTACTTACCATTCCTCCCGCTGCCGTAAGCAATAATCAGAGCTTCTAGGTA